GATTAAGACATAAGACTATAAAAATATCTGTTGCTGAGTTAGAAGAAATTGCAACCAAGTATAAAATGATGGCAGAGGTTCATGCCGATTTAAACGGTTTACAAATATGAATAGAAATATGAATAGAAATATGAATAGAAATATGAATGGTTTTTGTGGGGGTAAGTGGTGATTAGTTTTTTATCTAGGTTTAAATTATATAGATTCTTCCTTCAAACGTTCTTACCGAGTTTTTCTTTCTATTCGAGAATAACTTCTATTAAAAGGGGCGATGTTAAGGCTTCTCTTGAAAGAGGTGACGTTATACTTACTAGGTCAAGATTTAATTTAACATCTATATTTATACCCGGTCTTTATTCCCATGCTTGTGTTTTTGATGGTCACAATGTAGTTGAGATGGTTTCCAGTGGCTATAGGGCAATTGATATAGACGATCTATTGACTCACACCGACTATATTCAGGTATTAAGATTGAAAGAGGGTTTAAATTATTTTATTGAACAAGTTTTAAGTAGAGAGGGTGCAAGCTATGACATTGCATTTAGACCAGACAATAAAAACTTGTATTGCACTGAATTGGTTGTTGAGTCTCTTCCCTTCAGTGTAGAAAAGAAGATGTGGATGCCGGATGACTTGTTAGAGCTAGGCTTTGAAAGAGTCCTTAAGATATAATAGTTAGCCATGTGGGTATATGAAAAACACAAGGGGGAAAAATGAAGATTAATCAAGTGGATATGAGAATTTCTTTTTTAGAGGGGGGAGCAAAACAGTGCGATATAGCACAGATCAAAGAGATCAGAAAAATAATAGCTATGGAGATGGCCAGATGCCCCGAAACTCATAAGTGCTTAATGGCAAATGGTCACGCCAACTTAAGAGCTGAAAAGAAACGACTTGTTAAGCTGTTGCCAAAGCTTCCGAAGTTTCTTAAATGACATGCTTTATCATCTAAAATATAAGCATATTTCAATGAGGCGTTCCCAATGAACATAAAGAGGTGATCAATGATACTAAGTAATCAAGCAAGGTGCCTTAAGTGTGGAGACGAACTCTATTCAGCATACACACATGACTATAAGGAATGCTCATGCGGTGAAATATTTGTTGACGGGGGCAGAAGCTATCTAAGACATGGATACAACTCCCGTGACAATTATATGGATCTAAGTATAGTGATGGACGATTATCTCGCTGAGACATTGACATCGTCACTGGATTGGTGCGAGGAAAATGGAAGGAATTTAACAGGTCAGATTTGCGCTATTGCTAGATGCTTGAGAGATTGCGGTTATGAGATAAGGGGGTTTGAATGAGTGATAGTTATGAGATGATAATAGGTGACTTAAGAGATCATCTAGAAGAGGCGGAAGAAGAAAATAAGAAGCTCAAGCTGGCAGTGAAAGAATTGGTCAAAAGTAATGAGTTTTATGGTGATACTGAAAACTGGTGGTGGCAGCCAGGCGATTCTAATAAAACAGCGTGTGTAATAGATGATGTCGATATTTGTTACTCGGACTGGAGTGATGGATGCGCTGGAGCAAAGGCACGCGAAACAGCAAAGAATAAATATGTTATTAAGGCGCTTTATATACTGGATAGTGAGAAATGAAAGTACAGAACCCACCAAAGAAGAAATTCAAATATTGGGGGTCAGGCTATTGGAGAAGTTACGACTCACTGAATAGGGTATCAGGGTTTTACACATGGAAACAAATTTTAAATTATATACAAAAAGGGAGAGTTAGATGAGTGAGTCATGGGATGATTATATACCAGAACCTATCGAAAAGTTTCATAGTGAAGCTATTAGCTTAATAAAGTTGACCGATTTTAACCATTCTAATTGTTGTGAATTTGCAAAAGGCTATGCGCTTTCTGAACTAGATAATAAATCTGAAATCCAAAAACTCCAAGCCGCTTTAAATGAAGCTGACTTACTAATGGAGAGCGTGGTGGGTATGTGTAGTAACCCTGACAAGGTAGATGCCTGTCATCTAATATTAAAAAGAACAGTAAAAACCCGAAATAATATTAGTGACATTATGAACGAGATAAAAAATGAAAATAGGTAAATGGTATTTAACTATAACTCTATTTAAAAAGCATATATTAGAGGTTGGTATTGGTGAGAATTACTGCACAACTAATACCATTTATTTCACTAAAGAGTTTAGGTTATTGTGTTTTTATCTATCTATAACTAAGCCTACACTAAAATATTTAAACGAGATAAAGAGAGGCGAGGATATTGGTGGCGTTACCGCCCGAAAAACAGCAAACCATCCCGACGTAACAAATGCAATGGAGTTAATTAAGTCAGATTGTTTACCAATTAAGAATATCCATTATTGCAAGGAGAAGAAATGAAAGCATTTATAAACACACCAATAACAAAAAAGCAGTTTATTAAAAACATCAAGTGGCATATGGAACAAGATGCGATCATTAAAGTAACCTACGGCAAGGGATTAGGAAGTAACTTTAAAGGGTGCGCGGTCGGTTGCTCCTTAAGCTCTATTCGGATGCATCTCGGGGTCGACATTCAGCTGAGTGACCACTCTTTATATGAAAAATATCTAGGCGCTCCAAAGTGGCTTGCAAAGCTTGAAGACTTTTTATTTGAGAGGTTACCAAGTGACAGACCGTGGACACTAGAATTTTCTAAGGCGATTAACGTTGGTGCTGATTTAGATAAAATAAAAGTCCCGTTTATTGTTTATATAATGGAAGAAAACCTTAAAGCGCTCGACCCGTTGAGGGGTTATCAAGACGAGCAGTGGTTAATAGATTGCAAGAACGCAGTCTATTATATGATCTTTGCCCAAGAGAGCGGTGATAGTGAGCTTATCGATGATGCAAGGTCAGCAGTAGAGTCAGCAGTAGAGTCAGCAGTAATGTCAGTAGAAGGGTCAGCAACACGGTCAGTAAGATGGTCAGTAGAATGGCCAGAAACATGGTCAGCAATATGGTCAGTAGGGCGGTCAGCAGTTACCTTGAGAATATACTAAACAACATCAAGGATGGTCAGTAATATGGTCAGTAGAAAGGTCAGTAACATTTAAAAAATACGCCGACATACTTCTTGATATGATGAAGCTGTGCAAATGAAAGGGTCAGACCAAATAGAGAAATGAGAGAGAAAAAGAATAAAATCATAACCTGACTAATTAGCTAAGTTGATATTGCGTTCATTTACCTTGAGAATATACTAAACAACATCAAGGATGGTAGTTTGAGCGTAAAAAAAGTAAACTGCAAGGGTAGAAGTATACTAATTGTGCCCGACCAACATTGTCCCCACGACCACCAAGATGCCTTACTGTTTCTTGAGGCCGTCAAAAAAAAACATTGTGATGAAAACTCTATCTATATTAATCTCGGAGATGAGATAGACGGGAATCAAATTTCTTTTCATGAAAAAGATCCAGATATGCCATTTAGTCCCACTACTGAGCTAGAGGCAGCGGTCGAAAGAATCCAAGAGTATTATGAGATATTCCCTAAAATGTATGTCTGTGATTCAAATCACGGCTCGTTAGTTTATCGTCGAGCAAAATATGCCGGCATACCAAAGCAGTGCATTAAGTCTTATCAAGAAATACTTGGAACTCCCGGGTGGCATTGGCATGAAGACTACTTATTGCAAACTCATGTTGGAGATATTTATGTATGTCACGGTAAAACATCTGGGGTAGGTAAGCTTGCTAAAGAGATGGGAACATATGGAGCAATTCAAGGTCACACTCATAGTAAGTTTAATATAAATTGGTTTGCCACAGCAACATGGGATCGATTCGATTCATTTAGTGGGTGCTTAATAGACAGAAAGTCACTGGCCTTTGCATATGGAAAAAACCACATACCAAAGCCCATACTTGGGTGCATGATTATAACAAAGTACGGTTACCCAAAATTAATTAAGATGGTAACAAACGAGAATGATAGATGGATCATGGAGCTTCCTTAACTCGGGTACAAATTAAATTAATAGAAGATATGCTGCTAATAGCAGACGATGATACAATTTCATATATAGAATATGAAACAGAGGCTAGCGTTATTGACAAGAAAAGGGCGGTGTTTTGGAGTATGGAAAAATAATTGATGTTTGCTTTAAAGATAAGAGGGTCAATCTCACTTACGAGTACCGCCTTCAATTGCAAGAACACGAAAAACTAAGAACTAAATTCAACGAAGCGGCCGTTTTAATTAAGGGATTAGTTAACTCTAAAAGCCAAGAAGCATATATGTTTCGTGAGCTTTCTTGTATTCTTGACGACCTAAGAAAAAACATTAAGTAACGCATTCAGTCTCAACTCTTGACACACCGTTAAGAAGTCCATAGCATTTATTTAAAACACTTTAGGAGTGAATCATGGAGCTTAGGGCCAACGAAACAAAGATAAAATGTGAGTACGGAAAACTAGAAGACATACATAAATTAATACCAAATCCAAAAAACCCAAACAAACACCCCGATGAACAAATTAAAAGACTGTCTGAGATAATTGATTATCAAGGCATGAGAAGTCCTATCGTTGTTTCTAAGAGATCCGGATTCATTACGAAGGGACATGGCAGACTTGAAGCTTTAAAGCTTTTGGGTTGGGATAAGGCACCCGTTGACTACCAAGACTATGACGATGAAGCTCAAGAGTACGCTGACATCGTAGCAGACAATGCAATTGCAGAATGGTCGATTCAAGACTTATCAGAAATAAATGCTGAGATACTTGATCTAGGTCCTGACTTTGACATTGATCTATTGGGTCTTAAAGACTTTGTTATTGAACCCGTTGAGAAATACGACGAGGAAACAGAAGATAATGTACCAGAGCTTAAAGGTGACCCGATTACTAAGAAGGGTGACGTTTGGCTATTGGGTGATCACAGAGTTATGTGCGGTGATTCGACTGTGATTGATGATGTCGAGAAGTTAATGAATGGCGAGAAGGCTGACCTGTTGCATACCGACCCACCTTATAATGTAAACTATTCAAACGCTGACCGACCAAAGGCAGGAAAGACCGACTTTGGTCACATAAAAAACGACAAGATGGACGATGCGTCTTTTTATCAGTTTTTATATGATTCGTTTGTTTGCGGATTTCACTCTTGTGGCGAAAACTCCATGGCATACGTTTGGTGCGCAGCCTTGGAGCATATTAACTTTACTCAAGCACTAATTGATTCTGGATGGGGATACAACCAGCAGATCATATGGAAAAAGCCCATGCTGTTAGGTCGTGGAAAATATCAGTGGGCGCATGAACCATGTCTGACGGCAGTTAAAGGAAAACCATTCTTTACGGGCGACAGGACAAAAACAACCCTATGGGACTTTGGTGGCTATGATAAGTCTAAAAATGTACACCCGACACAGAAGCCAGTGGTGATTCCAGAGGAGGCCGTAAATAACAGCTCAGAAGTTGGGGGCGTTGTCCTTGATCTATTCCTTGGATCAGGATCGACATTAATAGCTTGCGAGAAAACAAACCGAAAATGCTACGGCATGGAACTGGATGAACATTACTGTGATGTAATCGTTAATAGATATATAAAATATACTGGTGATAAAAATGTGACACTTGAAAGCACAGGAGAGAGATATGTCGACCTCGAAAAATCTAGAGTGTAGCTATTGTGCGAATATATTTAACTCTAAATCAAGAAACAGTAAGCAAAAATATTGTTCTAAGCCTTGCGCTAGAAAAGGTAGCCCAAATAAAAACGTTTTTAAAAAGGGCGATGGGTCGTGGAACAAAGGTTTGAATATTTCTGGAATGAGTGGAAAGAAAATGACTCAAGAACATAAACATAAAATAGGTGAGGCTAATTCTGGTGAAAAGTCTTATTTATGGAAGGGCGGCATTACAAGTGAAAACTATAGAGCAAGAAGGTCTGCAAAATATAACGACTGGAGAAAATTTGTATTTGAAAGAGATAACTACACATGTCAAGATTGTGGGTCAAAATCAATAAAGGGAAACAGGGTGATGCTTAACGCACACCATATAAAACCTTTTTCAGAATACACAGAGCTAAGGACTGAAGTCGATAATGGTCAAACATTGTGTGAAGAATGTCACAGAAAAGTCCATAGCTTTAACACTGGAAAGAAGGCAACGCTTGAATCTAACGGCCAAACATACGAGGAGCTTATAAATGGGTAGACCTAAAAAAGAACTAAGTGTGGATGAGTTTGAAAAGCTATGCGCATTACAATGTACACAAGAGGAAATATGTGGATGGTTTGATGTTCATGATGAAACATTGACGCGATGGATAAAAGAAACATATGGCGAAGAGTCAAGTTTTTCGGAGATTTTCAGACTAAAAAAGGGAAAGGGTAAAATATCGCTAAGAAGAAATATGTGGAAGCAAGCCGAAAAGAGTGCAGCGGTCGCTATATTTCTAGCAAAGAACCACCTTGGAATGAAAGATAAACAAGAGATAGATCATAGGGCCGACAATATAAGCATTAACTACAGTTTAGTTCAAGATGACTAATGGAAGTAAGGCTCCTATCTCATCAACGTGAAGCCCTCTTTTCAAATCATAAAGCAACAGCATTAGTCTCAGGTATTGGCGGTGGTAAAACGTGGACTGGAGTTCATTGGGTCATTAAAATGTCTCAGGAATACCCCAAGTCACTAGGCTTCATCGGTGCCAACACATTCTCTCAACTAAGAAACTCAACACTGTCTGCGGTCTTTAATGAGCTAATGAATCTCAACATTCCCTTTAGCTATAATCAATCATCTGGAATATTAACTGTTTTGGGAAAGAGGTGGCTTTGTAAGTCAATGGACAACTACGACCCTTTAAGAGGTATTGAGGTGGGAGAGATTTGGTTAGATGAGTGTGCCTATATGAAGGAAGAGGCTTATAACGTTATCATGGGTCGATTAAGAGATAAATTTGGTGCGCTAAAGGTCTTTTTGACGACAACCCCAAAGGGATTTAATTGGCTATACCAGAAGTTTCACGAAAACGGAGACGACAAGACAGATGAGAATTTTCTTATTCACGCCGTATCAAGCGAAAATCTTTTCTTACCAGATGGTTACCTAGATACTATTCGAGGTCAATACGATGAAAAGCTACTAGCACAAGAGCTAGGCGGAGAGTTTATTAATGTTACTAGTGGCTCTATTTACTACGCCTTTAGTAGGGTGGCTCACGTTAAAGACATAGAGATCAATGAAAGGTTTCCACTTTGGGCGGGGGTAGACTTTAACGTAAACCCAATGACCGCAACAATAGGACAGGTAATCAATGACATTTTGTATGTAGTGGATGAGTTTTATCTTAAAAACTCCAATACAGAGGCCTTATGTAAAAACATTATTTCAAAATATGGTGATGGTGTAACAATCGTACCTGACTCAACTGGTAAGAAGATGACCACAAATGCAAACGTTTCAGATCTTCAAATATTACAAAGGTATTTTAAAAATGTAAGAGTGGCCGGAAACCCCTTTAGGGTGGATAGATATGCAGCAGTCAACGGAGCATTCTCAAATGGCAAAGTTGTGATTTCGCCGCGATGCAAGTACACTATTAAAGATCTAGAGAGTGTCGTCTACAAAAAGGGAACTGATAAGCCCGATACAAGTGACAAGATGCTAACGCACTGTAGTGATAATCTAGGGTATCTTATTTACAGGACGGTCAATCCGTTATTCAATAGAAACAGCAAAATACAATCATTTAAACGCTAGGGAAGGTTTATGCTAGAGTCTGATAAGGAGCGTAAAAGCTTAATTCAAGAGATTGCTAATACTGAAAACGTAAGAAGAAAAGCCGAGTCATTAAGACAAACAGAAATCTATGGAGATTATTTATTTAATCATGTGTGGGATAACGTTGCTGGTCGCTTCTCTGTTGAGACCGCTAGACAGATACCCATTGTCGCCTACATAAACCTTGCTAGAAGAATAGTTAAGGCAGAGGCATCTATTTATAAGAGCGAGCCAGTGCGAACGTTTACAAATGTTTCTGACGCTCAAGAAGAGACACTCCACAAAATATATAGAGACATGATGGCAAACACCAAGTTCATGCGCTCAAACGAATCCTTTAAGTTGCAACAACAAAACCACATTATGATCCTTCCTAAGGATGGAAAGTTTGTTATGAGGGTTTTGAAAAACCACCATATAGACTCAATTCCAGACAGAATGCACCCAGAAGACGCAAAGGGCTATGTAATTCACAGCTTTGATAGATCATTCTTCGATGAGAATAGGCGTGGTGATAATAACCAAAACACTGTCGGCAAGTTTAATCAATACACCAACCAGAGAGAAGACGGCATTAATCAAGTGATCGGCGACCCTGACGACTGGATGAGTGAGGACATGCATTATCTTGTTTGGACAAAAGAAAAGAACTTTATCATGAACGGTAAGGCAAAAATCTTATCTGAAATAGAGGATTCTCCAATACCGGGAGTTATACCCATTGTTGACATATCGCAAGAAAAGGATTTCACATACTGGGTTAAGCAAGGCGATGCTATTGTAGATGCAACGATTGATTATAATGTAACGATGAGTGACATTGGACATATCGTACAGAATCAGGGTTTTGCTCAGGCATATTTAATTGGTGATGATTCAATAACTCCAGATAACTTTCAAATTGGACCTAATTTAATTGTTAAGCTTCCAATTCAGCCTGGTGGAGAGAGACCAGAATTTGGTTATGCTCAGCCGGGGTCAGACATAGCGGGTGCGTTAGAGTATGCTAATGATAAGCTAATTGCATTTCTTACTTCAAGGGGGCTAGATCCTGACGTTGTTACAACTGATTCTGCTGGAGGTTCTTCTACTAGTGGTGTTCAAGAGTTTCTTAGAATGATGAAACATTTTAAGGCCACAAAAGAAGACTATGACACATATAAGCGTGCCGAAATGCAAATCTTTGAAGTCATTAAGGCATGGCAAAATCTAAGCCCCAACCTAATTGCAGACAAGTATAAAACGGGATTCTTGAGTGAAGATGCAGAGCTAATGATAGATTTCTCTGGCCCTGAGATGCTTCAAACAGAGATGGAAAGAGTGGACGTGTTGCAATCCAAGATAGAGCTAGGCGTTATGTCAAAGATTGACGCGATTATGGAGCTTGAGGGGTTAGATAGAGAGTCTGCAAAGGAAAGAATTAGAGAAGTTGAAGAAGATTCAACGGGAGAGTTTAATGCCAATCAACAAATCAGAATCGACCAAAATAGTAAAACTGGACCTATCGGAGCTGACACCGAGTCAGAAGAAAACGGCGAAAATTAAGATAGGGGCGCTGATAGTCAAAGAAATCAATAGGTTTCTAGACAAGTCAAAGTCCCCTGTTTTTGAGGGTGAGTTTAAAAAGAAGAAGGCTGATAATTCTAAGTCAACACTATTTGAGTTTGGAGACATGCGTTCACAGATAACATTTGATGAGCACCCCAAAGGCGTTAAGGTTGGCATCTTCGAAACTGCACCAGAGATTGAAAAACTTAAAAGTAAGGGCCACAATTTAGGCAGCGCAACGCTACCCGTTAGGCAGTTTATACCCAAGCCAAATCAAAGATTCGAAGATGCTATAGAAGATAAGGTTTTACGTATAATAGAAAGGATTAAAGATGGCGACAGTTAAGGTTACAATAGGAAGTGGCGTGGCCAAGTCTATTAACAATAAAGTTAAAAAGAAGTTAGAGACAAAAAAGGTATTAAGCGAGGTCAATAAGCAGGTGCAATCTGCGTTAAGAGAAAACAGATATTCTCCTCTTGCTTTAAAAACAATAAAAAGAAGAAAGCGGCTAGCAACAGTCAACAGCACCGACCCTAAATATTCTTCGGGTAGATCTAATTTAACATTTACAGGTGAATTTATTAAATCAATTACAGCAAGGTTTACAAAAGGGTTCGGCTTAAACATAAAACCTCGTGGAAAACACAGGGGATATAAACTAATTAATGGTGGAAGGTCTAAGTCTGTAAACAATGCCGATATAGCAAGAGGTCAGGCAGACCAAGGTAGAGATATAGTAACCAATCTTCAAGATAATATAGTCAAAAGAATAGTTAAGATATTTAATAAAGTACTCAAGTAGCACTGACGCTATTTGACATTAAGACATGGAGAACAATATCATGGAAGAAACCAAAAGCGATCAGGTCGCAACTCAAGAGACTAAGGGTCAGACTGAGGAAAAGAGTAACGAGCAATTTGGGATGACCAATGCTGAACATGAAACCCTTAAACGCGCACTTTCACAAAAAGCTAAATTAAAAGCAGAAAACGAATCTATGGCATCTAGAATAGAAAAGTTTGAGCAACAAAGCTTAGAAGTTGACGGGAAGAAAGATGAGGCAATTGCATACTGGAAAGAGAAGTACACAACTCTAGAAACTAAAGATAGAGAGAAAACTTCTAAGTACGCATGGAAACAGGTCAAGACACAACTGATATCCGAACTCAACAGAGCAGGATGTATAGAATCAGATGTAGCTATGTCCTTAGTTGATACGGATGAACTTAAAGGCATTGAAGTCGATGAAGACTACAACGTTAGTAAGCCTGATCTAGAAAGAATTGTTGAGACCTTAAAGAGAGATCAACGTTCGCAAAAGATTAGATTGTTCGGTGCTCCAGTTGGTGTAAACGATATGAGTCCTAGCTCTGGTTTAGGATATAAAGAGCCAAAGGACGATTTAAGTAAACTAAGTACAAAAGAATTAATGGACAAGTTAAAGGAGTAACAATGCCAGCAAACAATTTAGTAAACACGAAGCAGGATTTAATCGCTGCTATCGTACAAAGAGAACTTTTAGAGAGTGCTACACTCTTACCACTATTGTCTGACTACTCTAACCTTGCGGTCAAGGGTGCTAAGACAATTTCAATTCCTAAGCTTTCTAGCTTTACTGTTGCAGATAGAGCTTTTGGTGCCGTCGGTGCTGAGAACTCTCCACTTACTGACAGTGTAGATGAGATTGCTTTGGATAAAAACAAGTATATCAAGTTTGGTTATGATGCTGCTGATGAGATGCAATCAACAATTGATTATCTTGCAGCCGCTATCACAAGAGCTGCTCGTGCTCATGGTCGTCAAGTTAACACTGACATCATCACTGAGTGGGAGCTTGTGGCTGGCCTTAACTTAAACGCCGCTGTGCCAGCAGATATCACTATTGATAATATTCTCGATATGAGAGAATTTTTAATGGGGAATTTTGCTGACATGAGCACTGCTCGTTTAGTTATCGCTGCCGATCAAGAAAAAGCAATGCTTAAGCTTGCTGAATTTAGTCGCTATGATTATCGTGGTGATGGAACATCTCCAATCGTTAACGGAATGATCGGCTCTGTTTATGGCGTACCTGTAGTAACGAATCAACAGGTCAAAGCACAACAGGCTTTTATGGTTGCTCCCGAAGGATGCGGATTCGCATTCCAAAGAGCGCCGGCCGTAGCTCAAGACACTGATCTTGACTATGGTACACAAGGCCAAAAAGTGGTTGTTGATCAACTTTACGGTGTTGGTGGACTTCAACTAGGTGAACAAGGCGTTGGCGCGACTGAATCACCACTTATTGCGAAGCTTGCTGACTAGTTTCAGTGAACAGCAATAATCTTCCTAATTTTGTAACGGCGGGGACCCATCAAGGTCTCCGTCAACAAATGTTTGCTGTTAATGCGCGCTACGGTGCCTTTCATCGCTTCTTTGATATTGGTCAATATAAAGACAAGTCAGGGAAAATGAAGTGGATTGCTTGGTACTATAGAAAGCTAGACGATCTGAATGAGTTAATGGAGGAAGGTGGAGAATGACAATACCTTGCTCTGTTCTAGATTTAGAAAGACAAAAGTTTAGTGAGTGCCCCGATGGATCTGGGATAGTCGTAGTCAATACCAAGATATGTGACATGCCTCCAGTTCAAGTTGAGGCAGAGATTACACCCGGGCTACCTTCGGGCTTTGGGCCATTAAATGAGTTTGCGCAATCATCTGCCATTCCATCTGGGTCAGAGATAACAATTATATCTTATACCGTGGCCGTCGGTGAGCAACTAATCTTGTCGGGTGTTGATGTCGGTGGTGAAAATATAGCTACCTACAAAACTGTAGTAGATGGCACTGTTGAAGCATTAAAGAGAACCTATTACACTAAGTTTGATACTAATTTTAAGTTTGATCGTTTAATTTTAACAGAGGGTCAAGTTTTAGAAATAAAAGTGGAACATAACGGACCCGGATCAAGTGATCATGAGGCCAGAATTATGGGAATAAAAGAATTATGACAAAACTAGAAGTAGCAAAAATAAGACTGGAGCTTTCAAAAGTTAAGGCCGCAAAAGAAGAAATGGAATATAGGATTCTCGAAAGAGAAGAGGACATAAATAGAATAAAAGAAAACATCATCAACCAAGACAAGCGCATCATGGAATTAGATGCGACATTACAAGGAGAGTAATCATGGCAGATATCGATTCAGCATTACCAATTAGAACCAAGGAAGACATCGACGAAAGGCTTCAGTCAAAGATTGTTGACTTTACCACACCCTCTCAAGGTATGGAAGTTGACACAGATAACGACGCTCACGTTAAGGCGAAGCTAAGAGACGATGCCGGCGCTGCATTTGGTACGCTTGCAAACCCTGTCGCTGTAACTCAAACAACTGCTATTCCTGGAGACGGGATTGTAGACTTTGACGCTGCTTCTGCTGTCGCCAAAGACGCAACATCTGATCACAGCTATGCGATTACTGCTACTAAGTCTGGTAGAGGCTTAAGGATTCACATGGCAGCTTCTGGTTATGCTAAGTTTGAGATTTCATATGGAACAACTGCTTCCGAAGTTTTAAAATATGTTGTCTTTAACTCAACCTCTCAACCATATCAGTTTCTAGACATTGAGGCTGAAGTTGAATTGGCTGACACTGAATCCATTAAAATCACCAAGACTAACCTTGATAACCAAGCGCAAGATCTTTATTCAACAATTGAGCTTACAGAGTTTTAATGGCTGACATAAACCCAAATACGCAAGCTTCGTCTCCTGTCACAATAACTGGCGGGAACGAGGCTTTCCAAGCGGACGTTATTGAAGACGGAACCGAAAAAAGGCTTTTGGTTGATTCTAAGGGCGGTCTCCCGATCATCACTGGCATATCATATGATGACATGAATGCGACCAGTGGTGGCGTTGCAAGAGGAACCACTATTAATACTACGTTTACAAGGCTTTATTCCTATTCTGGTTCTGGAATATTCTTTGGATTTCTGGCGACTCTTGAAAAGCTTGACGATGACAATCCCGGAAAGGCTTACAGAATAAGACTTGTTATTGACGGGGTAGAGGTGTTCGGACCCAATGGCTTTATTCATACAGACTTTATTAATCCAGATTTGTACGGTTTTCTATCTGATCCAGTCAATCCCTTTTTGGGGATTTCTTTTCGAGGAAACACAATAAGAGCAGCAATGCCAAATGGGGCAATTATCCCATATAGCTCATCTGTTGAGGTTTATGTTAGAAAGTTAAGTGATTTTAAAGCTTTTAGAGCTGGATTAATAGCACTGAGTAAGGATTAAAATGAAAGTTTCATGGAGTGAAATTAAATCATTTGTAGATAGTAGAAATCTTAATATTCAACATGTTGAGTCTGGGAACTACTATCATATTAAAGCGTCCGACGATTGGTATCAGCTTGATCATGAAATGGATAAGAACGCTAGTGACACTGCTGATCTTGACGACTTTGAAAACAACTATAAGGCAGACTCAAACAAAACTATAAAAGAAAAAGATCCATCGGGTAGGGGTGTTGTCAGAACAGCTGTCACGACAAGAGGTTGGCACTATCAAGCTCACTGTGTTGAGTTTGAAACGAGTGTTAAGGACAGTAATCACAATAGGGACAGAGACGGGAATGATTTAGGATATACATCATTAAAGTTTTACGACTCAAATGGTGACGAACTCACAACTCAGGTGGCCATTGATGCAGGCTGTGTTAAAACCACTATGAAGTGGCAGGCTGATTTTGACTTTGAAATTATATCTGGTCAAATTAGACAAACATCTAACGTTACAACAGATTCATATTTATATACATCTTTGTTTGCACCGACAGGGCTAGCAGCGCCGAATGACTTGCTAGAAATACCATTTGCACAGGGTGGAATTAATTTAAGATACATTGGTGCCGACGAGATACTTAGGACAGACGGAAGGGCCGGTAAACTAGTTCGAACGTCACTAGGTCAATACTTTGAAACAACAATTAATCACGATGTAGGCGTTAAACATAAAATCTCAACCATATATGAAATATACAAAAGCCTCACGTAAGGAATATCTATGATTTTTCCAGTGTTAAAAACAGAAAAAACTCTACAGGTTGGAGACAAGACTCGCTTAGATGCAGAAAATAGCTATGTGACTACTGGAGAAGATGCTTTAACTGTTTTTGAGATTGAGCCAGAGGCCGGAGCTGGATTCATTGACATCACAACAAGTAAACATTTGGATTATCAATATTCAACGGACGGCAACAAGGTTGTAACGCTTAGGGTGGACAATGGAAGTGGGTCGGTTGCAACCAATAAAACTATTTCAGTTATATCAGAAGAAAACGATAAGCTCTTTAGTTCAGACGAGGAGATAGTTCCACACGAACCAAGCATTTTAGACTACGTTAGGGGCGGAAGAAGCTCATTTCTAGATATTCACAGGACCGCACAAGATAGAATCGTTAAGTGGCTAGACGAACATAGAATTTGGGGCACTGACGGCACTAGGCTAACTAAAGATGCCATTGTAGACATTGAAGAGGTCAACGACTGGTCTAAGTATATGACACTCAGAATGATCTTTGAAGGTCTATCTAACGCTGTGGATGATATCTTTAGCGAAAAGTCAAATAAATATAGAGAGCTTGAAAAAGCTGCAAGGAATAGATCGTCTATTAGACTAGATAAAGATGGCGACGGCGAAGCTGATAGCGGGGCGATCGACTTAAGATCGGTTAGGATTAGAAGAGGATGAGCTATTCTCAGATAAGAAAATATTTTAATGGTGAGATTTTAAAGGTTGAGCCTGACTTTAAAGAATGGCGCGATGCCTTGGTAGTAAGCGATGCACAAAATATTCCCAATACGCTACTTGACACTAGGTATCACATAGAGGTTGGTGCGGTTACATCAACACCAGCCCAAGACCTATCTGTAGAAGATCAGGGCACTGTTATTTTAACTTTATTTAGACGGGGGTTTAATAACCCTCTATTGGCGTTAGACTCTTTGTTAGACTCTGCGCACTGTATAAGACATCAATTAATCAACCCTCAAAATATTCAAACATTTAATGGGGATATAGATGCAGTTGAGAGCGTGTCGATTACACCTTCTGAAATTGACGCGAGTAATGACAACACGATCCAAGTGCAGTTAGAATTTAACGTAAGAATGTATTTTTGTGTCATCTAAGATGATTACAAGCCACGCAAAACATAAGGAGATGTTATATGGCAGGTTCAAACCAAACTTC